AGTGAATGGCCCTCCTTTTGGCGGACAGGCCAGTGCGGAAACCGCGCATTCCTTTGCGGTAAGCCTGGACCTGGAAACCCCACGGTCGACTGATCCCGAGAGTTTGAGTCTCAACGGGTTCTAGTCCGTAGTCGTGAAGCACAACCGCCGCGTCTGCCGGGTCGATTAATGGATCGACTTGGTGACGAGTGACAAGGGTGGTTAGTCGTCGGATCGACTTCCCCACGGGTTTTGAATTTAAGAGGGTAGGGAGATACGGTCTGGACAGGAGACGTTTCCCCTGGTGTGTCAAGAACGGACAGGAGCGGATCTTTTCAATAAGATCTTTGACGGTGCCACGTAGGATGTGCCTCCCATGACGGATCCTCTTGCGGTTTTCTGCAAGAAGAACTCGAGGATGCTTTTCTACGGGCTTTACTACCGGTCTGGTTAAGTCTGACCGGCTGTATGCCGCGCGTGCCGCAGCGAGAACCTCACTCAGAGGAACTCCCCTGTCTTGTGTACCAGGTCGGAAGGAGGAAATTAGGTCCCGCTGGAGATCAGCCCAGCCGGATTCGTTCGCAGCGCGCAGGGTCAGACGCGGTCCTCTCTCGATGTAAGAGATGAGGAGCAGCCGCGTATTGCATGCGTCGCTCTTGGAATAGGTGTACCCGCCATCCCCGCCAAGGAAAACTGGTGCGGCTGTTGTGCCGCCCGGTTTGAGGCGTCGGAGTGTCACCTTGATCAAGTTGCGAATGGGGCCAAACGCAGTCCCGAAGGCGCGGGTTAAGCCTTCTCGAACTGAGTAAAGCCCCTTCTTTCCTCCCCGATTGGATAGTCTGGCTCCGCAGGCTTGTGAGATGTGTGCAACCCCAGCTGTTCGCACAATCGGACCGTCTGAAGTGGGGACTGCTCTGAGCAAGTCCTCGCAGAAGACTCCACTGTTCAGGGCGCGGAATGACTTAGCAATGTTGAGTTCAAGTCCAGCATGTGTCGTCTGGTTCTGGTAGGCGAGTATTCGTGTCTCGTCCCAGTATCCAGCCAGGTCATCCCCGCAAACTGTGAAGGACCGATCCTTAAAGTCTCCGTCATATGCGTTGTAAGCATTTAGGACGGACAGGATGGTCCAGGTGAAGCCGAGGCCCAACAAGATCGAGTTCGTTGTCTTGATTGGACCCGGAAAGTCCGGATGTGTAAACGTCTGAGGGCCTAGAAGAGACTGAGCCGCTACTGTCTTATCCTTTGACCAGTTGAGCGCTCCGGCAATCCCTCGTGCTATTGCCTGCGCCCGGTCCTGGCTAATCTTCTCTGTTGCCGCGGAAAGATCTGCGCTATAAACGCGGAGGGGGCCAACGTGCCTCCTCGCAGGTAGGAGCTTAACAGCTTCACCTGTCAGTCCGGGAGCGAACCAGGGATGACGTGCCAGATAGGATACAGTTTCGTGGCTCAGGGCTCGCCCAAAGTGTGTGGCCGTTGCTTCGTGCACGGTTGCGACGCGCACTTTGCCGACCTCTTGAATTGCCACTGGCTTGAAGCGACGCCGAAGCAGGTCCGATGTTCCTTGTCGGGCCCGGTTGGCTAAGTACTTCTCGCAGAAGTGGTATAGTTCTTGGGCGGTTGGCCTTGGGTGAGCCTCTCTTCCAAGGTTGTCCCACGCACGTCTCGCGTAGCTATCGAGCAATTCCTTCCGAGTTCCTCCGTTCTTCTCCAGTGTAGCGTAGCTTGCCTTCGAAGCTGGTGCGGGTGCCGCCGGGGAGTCATCCTCGGTTGGGTAAAACCCTAGCTCTTGGGCAAGTGAAGCGTTGATAGGCGCGCGCGGCCTCTCCTT